TGTCACTGGCACACCATCGTCGGCCCCTGCCGCCCCGGCTGCCCCTGCCGCCCCTGGTCCGCAGTCTTCTGGAGGCACAGCAGATATATTGGCTAGCCTGAATATCAAGAGTCCAGAATCTATTGCGGGTGGATCAGCCGATCCTAGATTGTTAGAACTTGCCAAGAAGATACAAGAGATGTACCCTGGTGCCAAGTTTACAGCACTCAACGACATGTACCATCAGGTCAATCATCCAAACAGCAAGCATACTCGAGGCCTGGCCTTGGATTTTGTTACCAATCCGCCTCCTATGGATCCAAGACAAGCCGCAGATATCAAACGCAGTGTACAATCCTTGGGCTTTGCTTCGGTCAAAGATGAGTATTTTGCAGATAGGAATAGATATACCACAGGTGGGCACTTCCATGCCGAACTGGCCTACGGTGGTGTGGTATCCGGGCCCAAATCAGGATATCCCACGCTTTTACACGGCACTGAAGCAGTGGTACCATTGCCCGGAGGACGTAGCATTCCAGTTGAAATGACTGGTATGACAGATAAGATTGGTGAACAAGTCACCATAATGAGTCAGCAACTGAATCGATTTGATCAGATGATCGATCTCCTGCAGTCCAGCGTAGATACACAACACAAGATATACCGAGCCACCACAGGCTAACGGTAAATATAGCACTATGGCAGAAGACAAAAAAGGTTGGAAAAAATATTTCAAGGTAGCTAACACAGCTGGCCAGATGAGCCCTATTTCGGGCAATATTCCTCGCGGACCAAACTACGGTACAGGTTTTGGAACAGATGGTCAAGCACAAACAGAGTTTGCCTTCCGCAACTATGCCAGCAGACTGCCTGAGGTCTATGTGGGCCATCCCAATCGTATGGAACGCTACAATCAATACGAAAACATGGATGGCGACTCAGAAATCAATGCCTGCCTGGACATCCTGGCAGAATTTTCTACCCAGACCTGCGAATCTAACAACACACCATTTGAAGTAAACTTTACTGACAAGCCCACTGATCACGAGGTGGAAATCATCAAGAAACAGCTACAGCAGTGGGTCAAACTCAATAAGTTTGACAATCGTATATTCAAGATGTTCCGCAACGTTCTCAAGTACGGCGATCAGGTGTTTGTGCGTGATCCAGAAACCTTTGAAATGTTCTGGGTAGACATGACCAAAGTTGCTCGTGTGATCGTCAATGAATCAGAAGGCAAGCGTCCTGAGCAGTATGTGATACGTGACATCAATCCCAACTTCCAGAGTCTGGCCATTGCAGCCAAGACCACCAACGATTATAACACACAACCTCCTTCGGGCGGGTATTCAGCTCCTTACAACTACACCGCACCCAACGCACCCAACTCGTCGGGACAGAGTCGTTTCCAACGTTCAGTGAATGAAACCTGCATTGATGCCAAACATGTGATACATCTCAGTCTGTCTGAAGGATTAGATTACTATTGGCCATTTGGGCAAAGCATTCTAGAGATGATTTTCAAGGTATTCAAGCAGAAAGAACTGCTGGAAGATGCCATCTTGATCTATCGCATATCACGTGCTCCAGAGCGCAGGATTTTCAAGATTGACGTGGGCAACATGCCCAGCCACCTGGCCATGCAGTTTGTTGAGCGTGTGAAAAACGAAATACATCAGCGCAGGATACCATCAAACACTGGTGGCAGAGAAAATGTACTTGACACTACTTACAACCCATTGAGTATCAACGAAGACTATTTCTTTCCACAAACAGCCGAAGGTCGCGGATCAGACGTGACCACACTGCAAGGTGGGCAGAATTTGGGTGAGATTGACGACTTAAAATACTTTAACAACAAGATGTGTCGTGGCCTGCGTGTGCCAAGCAGTTACTTGCCCACGGGACCAGATGACTCAGACCGTCCCATGAATGACGGGCGTGTGGGCACAGCACTGATACAAGAATATCGTTTTAACCAGTACTGCGAGCGTTTACAACGACAAATTTGTCAGAAACTAGATGACGAGTTCAAGATGTTCCTGCGCTGGAGAGGCTTTAACATTGATGCAAGCCTGTTTAATATCACGTTTGCACCACCACAAAACTTTGCTTCTTATCGCCAAGCAGAACTAGATACCACAAGGATGACAGCATTCCAAGGTCTAGAACAACTGCCGTACATGAGCAAGCGTTTCTTGATGAAGCGGTATCTTGGACTATCTGAAGAAGAGATCAATGATAACGAACAGCTTTGGAAAGAAGAGCGCGATCAACCCGAACTGCAAACACAAAGCGGTCAAGATCTGCGTTCAGTGGGCATCAGTCCTGCTGATATTGAATCCGATCTTGGCGCTGGTGAAGAAGTTGCTGCCGCTGGTGGCGCACCCGAAGGCGGTATTGCTGTTCCAGGTGCCATAGCGCCAGGCGCTCCTGCTCCGGGTGGGGTATCACCTGCAGGCGGTGTGGCCGCTCCTCTGCCCACGATCTAATAAATAATACACTATGTTGCTACTTGAGTTTTTCCACAAAGATCCTGCGGGTTATCAAGATGTCGAAGATGATAACTCACAGCCTCAGCTTGGGCAACTACGCAAGACAAAACTCACACTGCGCCAGATAAACAAACTGCGCAGGATGAACGATGTGCGCACATTTGAGTATAAGGAAAAACTCAAAGACGTCAAACGTCAGTACATGCCCCCTGCCGCGCCACCTCTGTAACGCAGGTCTTATCTTGGTAGAAAGTTCATTTTCTACCACTTTTACCCCATAAACCACATAGATTTTACCGTGTGTCGTAAATATCACACAGAGCCATTACTTTGGAGGAATCTTATGAATAAATTTGAACAGCTCATTGAATACGTCATTAACGACGAAGAGCAAAAAGCTCGCGATCTTTTCCACGAGATCGTTGTTGAAAAAAGCCGCGGTATCTACGAAGAACTGATGGCCGAAGAAGAAATTGAAGAAACCAAAGACGAAGATCTTGAAGAAGCCAAAGACGAGGACCTTGAAGAAGGTGAAGAACTCGAGGAAGACGAAGATCTCGAAGAAGGTTTCGAAGGCATGGACGAAATGGGCGGCGATCAAGCCGATTCATTGATCGATGACATCGAAACTGAAGAACAAGGCCTTTCAATGGAAGGCGATGACGAAGGCGGAATGGCCGACGAAGAAGGTGGCGATCTAGAAGATCGTGTAGTTGATCTAGAAGACAAACTCGACGAACTCATGGCAGAATTTGAAGCTCTAATGGGCGACGATGGCCAAGAAGGCGAAGACGAAATGGACATTGAAGTTGGTAGCGATGACATCGAAACCGACGGCATGGGCCCTGGCGGTGAAGAAGAAATGGACTCAGAGATTGAGACCATGGAAGGCACCGAGCTAGAAGAAGCCATCAACTTAAAAGCCGCTCCTGCTCCTGTTAAGTCAGAAGAAGGTAATATCAACAAGAAGTCTACTGTTGCTGCCAACAGCGGTGCAAAAGGCATGGATGGCAAGCCTGTAATGAGTCACGGTGCTGACGAAAAAGGTCGCCCAGCTCCTACAGCCAAGGATATGATGACTGGTGAAGTTCAAAATGCTCCTGCAAAGAGCACAGTCAAGCAGAGTCCTGCTACCAAGCCACATTTAGCACAGGCCACTGGTGTTAACACCAAGAGCCCTTACTAATAGGTTCAGTTCAAGGTTATGGCTCGTTACCTAAGAGAACACCTTACTTTCGACGCCGCTCGCATAGTTGTTGAGGGCGTCGATGGTAAGGACCTTTATATGAAAGGTATCTGCATCCAAGGTGGAGTCAAAAACGCCAATGAGCGTGTGTATCCTGTGAGCGAGATTGAACGTGCAGTGACAACACTGAACAAACAGATCGACGAAGGACATTCAGTTCTTGGCGAAGTAGATCACCCAGATGACCTTAAAATCAACTTAGATCGTTGCAGCCACATGATAGTTAATATGTGGATGGATGGTCCTAACGGATTTGGTAAGTTAAAGATTCTTCCCACACCAATGGGTAATTTGGTACGCACCATGTTAGAGAGTGGTGTGAAGTTAGGAGTTTCAAGTCGCGGTAGCGGAAACGTTAACGAGGCCAATGGACAAGTCAGTGACTTTGAAATCGTCACTGTCGATGTTGTTGCCCAACCCAGTGCGCCCAACGCATATCCCCAAGCTGTTTACGAAGGACTGATGAACATGAAATATGGTCATCGAGTGTTAGAAATGGCCAAAGATGCTGGTGAGGACAGCAAGGTACAGAGGTATTTGAGAGACGAGGTAACTCGCTTGATCAAAGATCTCAAGATTTAGGAGAAACGCATGCTAGATGCCATCAAACCGTTACTAGATAGCGACCTAATCAACGAGGAAACTCGTACAGCTATTTCCGAACAATGGGAAGCCAAGCTGAACGAAGCTCGTGAGGTGGTACGTGCAGAACTCAGAGAAGAGTTTGCACAACGCTATGAGCATGACAAACAAGTGATGGTGGAAGCCCTAGATCGCATGGTAACAGAAGGTCTCGCCGCAGAGATCCAAGCTGTGCAAGCTGAAAAGCAAGCATTGGCGGAAGATCGCGTCAAGTTCAATGTCAAGATGAAGGAATCAGCTACAAAGTTTAACGACTTTATGGTTTCTAAACTTGCTGAAGAGATTGGCGAACTGCGTAAGGATCGTAAAGTTCACACAGAATCAATCAATAAACTTGAAGGTTTCGTTGTGAAAGCTCTTGCTCAAGAAATCCGTGAGTTTGCACAGGACAAGAAAGACGCGGTGGAAACCAAAGTCCGTCTAGTTCGTGAAGCTCGCAAACAGCTTGAGACATTGAAAGCAAGATTTGTAAAAGAATCTGCTGACAAAATGAGCAAATCTGTAGCCAAGCATCTCAAGGCTGAACTTAGTCAACTCCACGAAGACATTAAAGTTGCTCGAGAGAACAACTTTGGTCGTCGTATCTTTGAAGCATACGCCGCTGAATTCGGTGCAACTCACCTCAATGAGAACGCAGAAATCCGAAAACTCAACAGCGTGATCGCTACCAAAGATCAAAAGTTGGCTGAAGCCATCAAGATCACCGAGAAGGCTAAGACCCTCGTTGAATCAAAGGATCGTGAGATTCGAATAATCCGTGAATCCAATGAGCGAGCCAAGCTCATGGACGAACTGCTGGGACCTCTCAATGAGGAAAAGGCAGGAGTTATGAAGAATCTCTTAGAAAACGTTCAAACATCCCGTTTAAAGAACGCTTTCGAAAAGTATTTGCCAGCTGTGCTCGCAGATAACAAACCAGCAAAAGCCAAAACAGTGATTGCTGAGAGTGTTACTGAAGTCACTGGTGATAAATCTGCAAAGGTTGTAGCGGAAGATCGCAGTAATGTGATTGACCTCAAACGCCTGGCAGGGCTTTAATCTTAGGAAGGAAGAAGGAGACATTATGTCACAAGAACTACTAGAAAGCCGTTGGGATGAGACCAAAGAAGCCCTCATGGAAGGTTTGCAAGGTGCTCGCCGCAACACAATGGGTGTCGTACTCGAAAACACCCGTAAGTATTTGAAAGAGAACGCAAGTGCTGGTTCTACTGTATCTGGCAACATCGCCACACTTAACCGTGTGATTCTGCCAGTTATCCGACGTGTTATGCCAACCGTTATCGCTAACGAGTTGGTTGGCGTTCAGCCAATGACAGGTCCAGTAGGCCAAATCCACACATTGCGTGTACGTTATGCACAGAGCTTGACAGACAACTCAGCCGCACAAACATCAGTTACAGCTGGTGAAGAAGCACTGAGCCCATTCAAGATTGCTCAGGCATACTCAACAGTGACCAAAGATGCTGGTACAGCATCTAACTACACTGGTGCCGCTACTGCTACCCTCGAAGGTAACGGTGGTAAGCAAATCAGCGTACAGATCTTGAAGCAAGCTGTCGAAGCAAAGACACGTAAGCTACAAGCTCGTTGGACATTTGAAGCCGCACAAGATGCACAAGCTATGCACGGTATTGATATTGAAGCAGAAATCATGGCTGCTTTAGCTCAAGAAATCACAGCTGAAATCGACCAAGAGATTCTCTTGTCGCTCCGCACCTTGGCATCAACTGAGTTTACATACAACCAAGCTACCGTTTCAGGTACAGCTACATTCGTTGGTGACGAACACGCCGCTTTGGCAGTTCTAATCAACCGTGTTGCTAACTTGATCGCTCAGCGTACACGTCGTGGCGCTGGTAACTGGGCTGTTGTATCCCCAGCTTCATTGACTGTACTCCAGTCAGCAACAACTTCTGCTTTTGCCCGCACCACAGAAGGCACATTCGAAGCACCTACAAACACCAAGTTTGTTGGTACATTGAACGGCGCTATGCGTGTGTTCTGCGATAGCTATGCTAACGACAGCACACCTGTGTTGGTTGGTTACAAAGGCGCAAGCGAAACTGATGCAGCCGCATTCTACTGCCCATACATCCCATTGATGTCAAGCGGTGTTGTGCTGGATCCAAGCACATTCGAGCCAGTCGTATCGTTCATGACACGTTACGGCTACATCGAACTCACAAACACAGCATCTTCATTCGGTAACGCCGGTGACTATGTTGGTGAGATTGCTGTTTCTAACTTGTCATTCTCTTAATCCAACACTGGATCAAGGAAGTTCAAAAACCCGCTTCGGCGGGTTTTTGTTTGGCCGCTAAATATTATCATGATTTCACGCATCAACTTTGGATTAGGAACACCAGCACCCAGACCAAATCCTCCAGTGGGTAATCCCATAGGACATGTAGTTCCACAGACACTGCCACCACCAGTAGCACATAACTTGACAGTAAAAACAAATGGCTAACCCACCCCCACCATATTCAGACATCACTGGTATCAGTCGTACAGTGATGAAAGACAATGCACAAGAGTCTTTGGCCAACTATGATGGCTACGCCAGACCTGCTGAGTTCACAGTGGATCAAATCACCAGCAATGTTTATATTGGCAATGCCACGGGCAACTTAACACAGGTTTGGTCCCCTGCTGTGTCAATATTTCCTGTGTACACAGCGGCCGCGGCTGCCAACCTGTCAGGTTCCATAGGACAGGCCATCTGCATCAGCGACAGTGCTCAAGGCAGTGATCCCAACGGTATGATGGCATTTTGGGACACAACCAACAATCGCTGGAGTTACGTACACAACAATCAAGCAGTATAAGTATTGCCATGCAAGATCTGCATTGGCGCTACAACTTTAACACTGCTGAGTTTGACTTTGTTGAAAACAACCCCAAACAGCACTACGAACCACTGCTGAAGCACGTTCACGTACCCACACTAGTCATTGACATCAATCTGGTGCCAGCCTCAGAGTTAGAAACCTATGCATCAGACGTGTTAGACAGAGCGTCGGCCAGCATGATCAAATATCAACAGGTTATATTTGATGGCACACAAGATCCTGTAACAGATTACAATGAAAAAGTGATTGTACTTGATCGCTTTGCTCAGACCAAAGGATTGAAAACCTATCTTAGCATGAGCCAGTTTGATCTAAGACCACACAAGCATTTACAAGAAATAAACTATCCCAGCTGGTTGTTTGTTTTTAAAAAGCAACCCTTGCCTGAGGCCAACTTTGGTAGTCGAAAGCATGGGTTTAGCTGCCTCAACAGGAATCCCACCTTCCACAGATTGATCCTGTATACCATGCTCAAACAGGCAGGGCTGTTAGATCAGTTTGTCTATAGTTACTATGATCGTTGTCCCTATCAAGGATTTAAGATGACAGCGCATCACTATAGAAATATAAAAAACTTTGTGAGTCAAGAGTTATACAGTCAGTGCATCGAAAGCCTGGGAGATTTTCCACTGGCCTGGGAGTATGAACAACAAGGCATCAATGATCATACAATCAATCATCCTGCCTATCAGGACTCATGGTGCAACATAGTCACAGAAACATCTGCGGTGTTTAGTTTTACCAGCGAGAAGATTTGGAAACCCATTGCCGCAGGACAGTTGTTTTTGATAGCAGGTGCTCCTGGCACAGCTTCGTGGTTGAAAGAACTGGGATTTTATACCTTTGACGACAGCTATGATCTCAAGTACAACATACAGACCCGGCTGGAGATGATAGTAGACTGCGTTAGAGAACACGCTCACGATCCGCAAGCCTGGTGGCAAACCAATCGGTTCCAGATAGAACACAACTATCATTGGTTTCACTCAGGTAACGTAGAAAAAAACATACTAGATTTTTTGGTTACCCAGCTGAATCGGGTTTAGATCATAAATACTCTTACACAACGTAATAATGCGTTTTATGCAGGACACCACCTGCGTAGCGGCTAGAACCCGCATTGGACTTCTTTTAAAGGAGAAAACAAAATGGGACGTCCTCTCAAAATTCAAAAATATGGCCTACAACAAGGTCTAACATATCCAACCAGCACTACCAGCAGTGTTCCAGCAGCCGGTGTTCCAATCGATCAAGGTTATCCACAGTTTGGTCAGCTGACTGATCCTGTGTATTATTCTTCATTGACTGCCAATAACTTCTACGGTGTTGTTGGTGGTACTCGTGGTACAGATGTCAGTGCAACTTTTCCAGTAGTTAAAGTTGAAGTCAACATCACCAACAGCTATTCCGGTCAAGCCGCCGGGGTGATCTTGCGCCAAAAAGGCAGCCACAAGTACATGGTTGCTACCACAGCTAGTATTGATCCTGAGAACGCTGTAGCAGGTGTTGCCTTACGTATCACAGCAGTAGGCGATACAGACTGGGCAGCCATGGGCCTCAAAGGCACAGCCGCCATTGGAACAATCTTTACACCGTCAGCAGCCGCTGGTGCTGGTACCACTGGTACAGCACAAGAAGTTGGCGTGTGTGTCCTCACCAGCGACCTAACACCTGGTGCAGGGTTGATGAGTATCAGCTATGCAGTGGGTGGTGATTCAACTGAAGTTGCTGTTTCTAAGTTGACCAATAAGTTTCTACAAAGTTGGGCTGGTTTTGCCAATGCCGCTGGAACAGCATTGACCACATACGGTGACGCAGGTAGCAACGCTGGCGAAGTCAACTACTCAGGTGAGACAACTTACTTGGCAAACTTCTTCACTGACGATGCTGCCGCACAAGCACTCAAATCTGGAGCTGATGCTGAAACGTTCAGCAATGGCACAGGTGACATTGAGTTGGCTCAAGTCGAGAAGTATACTTCTTAATCTTAAGCAACCCAAAATCCTCACAGCTATATACTGTGAGGATTTTTTATGACCATAGCAATCGTACTTGGTAACGGCCAGAGCAGGCGAAGTATTCCACTCGAATCTCTAAAACTACACGGCACAGTATATGCTTGCAATGCCATCTACAGAGAGTTCACTCCAGATGTGCTGATCGCCACAGATCGTCCCATTGCCATGGCCATACAAGAATCAGGTTATGCACTACGCAATCGTTTTTACACTCGCAAGCCCATGGAAGGTCTAGGCGCACAGCGACTCAGCAAAGAATACTATGGATTCAGCTCAGGTCCAAACGCAGTGGGTCGCGCATGCTTGGATGGATACACCAGCATCTATATGCTGGGTTTTGATCTAGGTACTTCAAATGGACAGTTTAACAATATCTATGCCGACACCGAGTTCTACAAAAAAAGCATTGACCCACCCACATTTGCTGGAAACTGGGTCAAACAAATAGTGCAGATCTGTAAAGATTACAGCACACGTGAGTTTGTCAGGGTCATGGGCCCAGAAAGTGCAACAATAACCACGCTGAACGAAATACCCAACATGCGCTCTATGTCAATTCTGGATTTCAAAGACCGTATAAATACACCTAGAGGCCTGCTATGACATCATACAAACGCATTGA